CAGGTCGGAATGCTTAAGAGAAGGCTTCAACGCCTTTCTCGTAAGTTCTTAACATCCGTTAGGTCCTTCGTTTGCTACTTTAAAAAGTTGCGTCTCGAAGGTTCCTATTCTTTAGCGGATGAGCTCGTTTCTCAAACGAGAATTGAAGCTAAGAATAAGTCCACGAACTTAGCACTATCCCGCTTGGCCTCCCAGCCAAGCTGGTACGCTGAGTATCCGAACAATAGCTTGTATTTACTTGTGAAGGTTCGCAATATTCTTAGGAGTCTTTTGGACCCGAAAAATAGTTTGGTTGACTTCCAAGCAAAATTCGGTCCGGGAACAACTGCAGACGGTAACTTTACCGTTTCGGAGAAGTTATCTGCTGTAGCGGACGTTTACCTTGCGGTTCGCGTCTTTTTCCCGAACTCTTATATGCCGCTATGGTTCCGAGTGAGCCCGAAGCTACAGATATTTTTCATAGCTAATTACACTATGATACACTGCTATCGCCTCTTTGGTGAGAGTATTCCCTCTCGAGGGACAATCGTGCCGAAGACAGCTGTTAAGGGTCGCTTTATTGCGTCTGAACCTACTGTCCTAGGATATCTGTCGATGGCCGTGGCCGACTACATTGATGCGTCGGTTGGAAGAAGACGTTTGCAAGGCATTTCTTTTGTTTCCCAGAAAAGGAACCAGGAGTTTGCCAAACTTGCGTCAACATCTCAGTACTTCTGTACTGTGGATTTGAGTTCTGCTTCAGACCTCATTTCCAAACGGCTTTTCGTGGAGCTGTTTCCACCATTTCTGCATGACATCATCAATTTATTGATGACCGATAGTATTGCCTTTAACGGTTATATTATCCGCAAGCAACGCCTTGCTTCCATGGGGAATGGAATAACATTTAGGGTTTTGGCCCTTGTTTGTTATTGCTGCTCTTTAGCTTCTGTTGTGGATACAATGGGTTGTTCGCTTTTCGAAGCGGATTCCTTTGTATCTATCTTTGGAGATGATATCTGTTTGCCTTCTCAATCATATGGAAGGTTAGCAGAGTATCTCACTCTAATGGGCTTAGTCGTTAATGATGAAAAGTCTTTCGTCAAGACTCGTTTCGCAGAATCCTGCGGGCATCATTATTACGACGGGATGCTCGTTACGCCTACGTACTTGCGTTCCCTCCCCTTTTCTCCAGTCACTTGCGCCTCTTGTGTTGACCACACGAGGGTGTTGAGGACCCGCGGATTCCACGAGTCTGCGGAGATTTGGGAGAGTTATCTTCGTGTTTACTTTATACACAAGTATAAAGTAGTTATTCCAAAGGCACGGGGTGACTCTGGATATATCTCCTTCTATGATGATACACCGTCTATGCCTTTACAGGCGACGATGATCTTCGGAGGATCCACTGTAAGTGATGGTTCACCTGAATTCTCTTGTATTTCATTAAACAAGATTTCCAGGGTTCCCGATAATTATCTAAATCACTGTAAGTTACAGGCCTCAGCAGAGATTAGGTCTGGTCGTTGCAAGATCCCTTACTTAAAAAGGCTCGAACAACTTCTTGATCTTTACCTAGATTCGGTACCGGACAGATATTCTTTCCGTTACATGTTTTCAGGATCAAAACCAAGGCATGTATGGCGAACAGTTCTGGTCGCCAGGCCGATCCCAGCAGGAGAGAAGAGTTTTGACTCTCTACTCTACAACGGTCT